CCCCAGATATAGCATTAGTTGGTACACCTGTTTGTAAATTTAATTGAGCAAAAGTTTTTGTTGTTGTAGACTGGACTGAACCACCACCACTTGTGGAAGTTTGAGTTGTAGAACCACCACTTTCTGTTGATTTACTTACTCCTCCACCACTTGTGCTCGTAGCTGTAGTTCCACCTCCACTTGAAGTTGTATCTACAACAGCACCTCCACCTTTTATTGCTCGTTCATATGCTCTGAATTCATCTGTTTTATAAGAAAGAATCGCCTTATTTAAACGAACAATTTCATCAGGGAAATAGACAAATATCTCAGCAGGATTCTCATCGTCAGCATTATCGTTATAGGAATAGTTCGATATGTTGGTAGCACCTTGAGCATACAATTCATTAATCTGCTGTCGCCTCTCTAAATCAGTTTGAGTGGTAGCAAGGTCACCTTTAAGATTTCCAAGCTCTAAACTGACATTCCACGGTTGTGCTGTCACATCCAATTTACTTTCCTTTTTGATGCGCATATCGGTTACAGGAAAATCATCTACATTAATTCGGACGATTTTCCCTTCCCTAAACTTATCTTTAGATAATCCGGTTATCCTTGATAACTCAGCCGCAGTTATTTTCCAGTTCACCTTAGGTTTCTTCCACTCTTTTAATAAAGCTTTTGCGCTTGCCATCAAGCTGTTTGGGTCTTCAAATCGTGTATCTGCCCAAATGTATTCCCTTAAACCATGTTCAGTGATAGAAGCTATATCCTCGACATAAGGTACTCCGTTGTTAACTTTCTTTATAGTTAACTGGTTATCTCCCTCTCCGTAACCTAACGGGTAAATCCTGTTGTATATGCCCATCGGGTCTTCTTCTACTTGTAAATCAATTAAATTGTATCTTTCTCTAATTTCACAAGTTGGTTCAGTTTCAGGAGTCACTAAATTAAGGGTCCAAGGATATGAAGTTGTATCCCATGTCCATTGATATTCTTCATCAAAGACCTCTGGAATACTGAAAATGGCTGAAAGCAGATTTGTATTTTCCCACTTATATGAAAAATATCGAGCGAAGTCCACTTTTCCTAATTTCCAGTGCTTTTCAACTTGCATATTAATCAATATTTGAAGATTCTCTTTTGTGGTTATATTGGTTGTTTGTCTGTATCCGAAAATACTCTTATCAAGTAATGTTGCCAACACATGTTCAAGTGTATAGCTTACTTCCTTTGTGCTCTCATTCTTCACTGTTGCCTTTGGAATAATCCTAAAAAGTCCTATATATTCCCCTTTATCCACAATTTCAATAAAGTACAGTGAATCGCAATATTTATTCTTTGGATCATTTAAAGGCAGAGAAAAAGACGCTCCCCATATTTCGTTGAACGTCTTTTCATAGCTAAAATCATATGCATTTTCCAATATAGCTGTAGGTTCTAAATTTTTATTTTTAACGGTTAGCAATCGTGCACCCCCTAATATAAAAAAGGATTTCTCCTGTTACGGAAAAATCCTTTCAACTATGTAGCTAACAAAATAATATTCAATTTTATATTTTGTTAACCACTTCTTCTAATGTGTAAATTGGGTTTACTGAACCGGTATCAAATCTTATCAACTTACCGTTTTCTAACTTAACATTAATAATATAACAGTCATATTCTGCTCCCCATGAATTATAGTGTTCATAGGATTCTATATCTTTAACAACACCATTTAACTTTTTGAAAAACTTGGAGACTAATACATGATCATTTGGTGCTAAATTAGCTAATTCCAATTCACTCAACATTTCCACCACTCCATTTTCAATATGGTAATAAACAGATATTACCACTATTTACTTATAAATGGTATCAAATATTCAAACTATTCAAGTAAAGATAATCGAGCTTCTAATTTACTTACACCAAACGTTTTATAAACAAAACCATACGGAACAACAGCTAATGTTCCAGCATCGACATATGTTTTTATATAATCCAAAACAGTTCTAAATTCAGCTTCTCTAAAACCATTCGCATAAATTGCCGTGCCATCTTGATTGTTGATTCCATGGCAATGGAAACCATTCCAAGTCTTATTTGCTACAATCTCATCTATTTTGGCTTTAACTGTATTAAGAGCCGTTTTCGCTATGCTCATACGAGGATGATTATATGGCTCAACCAACCCATATCTATCGCTATATTTATAATACATCCTAGCCCATTTTTCCGTTCTTTCATCATTTGCTAATTCATCTGGCCCACCTGACAGTATAATTCCATCAATTTCAAAACCAGCATTATTTAATTCTTTCTTAGTGCCAGCAAATTGATAATACATTACATCAAAATTCTCTATATTTGCCGCCGTAATTACTGTTGTGTTGTGGGATAGTATTTCTCCTCCGTTTGCAACAACATACTGACAAACATCTTTCACTGTACTCCCTATTTTATCTGCAGCAACAGTAATTCCGCTTACAGAACTGTTTAGCTTAGAAGGGATGGTTGCTAAAGATAATGGGAATCCGTATTCTTTGCAAATCTTAGCAATCAAGTCAACATCATAATTAGAATCATCAATTATTATTGATACATATCCTTTATCAAAAGTCTTAAAATCAAATCCCAATGCTTTTTGACTAGCTACTATGTTTTGCATTGCATTCTCAAGATCAAATTCAATATTGCTAATAACGGTTGGATCTGATTCACCTATTCCTTCAAGTTTTTCATCTATAAGATTATTAATACTATCTTTTGAAAGTCGAATATTTTGAGCTGAGTAAGATGATACAGGATAAGATGTATTGTTACGAGTTGCAACGTACATATATACGGCTCCGGTCGGAGCTTCTACAGCTTCATTAGAAAATGAAACAATGTTACTTGTAAGTCCTCCTTGAATTACTTCGCTATCAAACATATGACTTATATATCCGTTATTCGCATTACAGAAAATAACTAATGTCATTGTTCCTGATACAGAGCCATTAATAATGTAAGGTTTTTTCTCCTCAATTAAATATTTATTCGTTTTGGCGTTAGTTGCACTTGATAAAACCAATGAACTACCTTGTACATCATAAAATTGATTTGTTAATTCAGAAACAGGTGTAAGTAAATCCAACCGTTCATAACCAAATGACAGATTTTCTTTGACATTTTCCACTTCTAGCTTCAAGTTTTCAAATGTTTCAATAACAAATTTCTTTGAAATACTAACATAATTAGCAAAACTAAGAGACGCAGTACCGTCAGAAACATTACCAATCAAAAAGCGATAGTATTTATAAGAAGCTGTATATTTTAAATTACCTGTTAAAAAACCGCTATCGTATTTTAATAGATAATTTTCGTCATATCCCCATATTCGTAACTTATAACCACTGGTTATAGTTATTGTTAAAACATCACCAGTTATAAATTCCTTATAACCTTCCGTTCTTATCCTGATTCCATTTCCGGTATTATTAGTACCATCAGTCGCAATTCCACCAATTACCCAATCTGCAAAAATAACTTTAGAAGTTCCACTTTGAACAGACTGTTCAAAGTCGTTAAATTGTACTTGGACGGATTGTGCTTTTTTGTCTGCATCACTGGCTTTAGTTACAGCTTCATCCGATGTGCTTAAAGCTAAATTTGCATTATCTATTGCTTTATTAATTTTCGGAAAAGCCTCATCCAAATAATCAGTTTCTAAAATTTTTGGAGCATCTGCCATACTCTCACCACCTTACATAAATTGAGATTTGTATTTGAAACTAATTGTTAAGTTCATATTTTCTCCTGAAATAGCTAAATTGTTTTCTCCTGGTAACAAATCAAGAAATTCTCCAACTAATTTAGAAAAAGTATCAACTCCACCTTCTGTCACCATATAGGTTTTGCCTTCCACAATGACGGGCTTACCTGAAACAATATTGCTTATTTTAAATGATTGATTACTCCTTGTATTTTTTATGGTTAGGCTTGTAGCTGTACCAGATATGCTAATTCTAGGTCTAAGCGCTAAAGTCCCATCGTTCGTTACTTTTATTGTCTGATTACTTATTATCTGGAATGAATGTCTTGCACCAGACTTAACATGAGAAAGTATTGGAATATGACTACCCATTCTAATTTCATCTGCATCAATTAGGAAATATCGGGTTGGATCATTTGCTACTAAAGGTAATTCAAATTGGTCCATTTGAATTAGCATTTCCGGAGTAAATTGACTAGCAATCTTGGCAATATAATACTTGTCCTGTTCATAGTCGAAGGACAATTTAAATTCCCTCGGCTTTCTATATGCATCAAATAAAAAAGCAACGAATTCATTTTTTCTTTGTTGCCTTTCGTATCTGTCTCTGGTAAAAACTTTAACGGGTAAACTAAATTGCTTTGCTCCGATTTGCGTACCAAAACTTAAAAGCCCTGGTCTCCCTGGAATAGATAAGGTTTGTTCATTAAATTCTGGTGTGGAAGGATGAACATGGCCAAACTCTTCAATAAGTCCAAAGTCTTCAAATGTATAGTTATCAAGTTTAGTTGGCAAAAATCACCCCTCCTTTTCTTGCCGCAGATACAGTGCGTTCTCTGAGTTTTGTTGCTATTTTATCAATATCCGCTTCTTCACGGACATTAAATACAGCACCTTTTAGCATTCCTTCGAAGTTGAAATTATTAGAAGTTGCTCCAGTAGATGAGCCTTTAGACAACTCAGGATAGGCAGCATCCCTCATATTGTCTGAAGCTCTGGCAATACGTGCGGTTGATTGTTCCATTCCGACAGCAAGACCAGCGCCAATATACTTACCAATTTCATCACGCATTAACCGGGATGGACTGTTAATATCAAAGAAACTTGTAAATCCATCTTTAATACTTTGTCCTATGGATGTAACACTGTCCCATATTGCACTACCCATTGATGAAATACCATCAATTAAACCCTGCATGATTTGTTTCCCTGTTCCTGCAAGGTCAATTCCTTCAAGGAAAGATGTGATGTTGCCCCAAATGTTCTCCACTGTTTGTTTAATGGAATCCCAAGCACCTTCCCAGTCACCTTGTAATACTTTTAAAACAGTTTGTATAATGCCCAGAACTAAATCAATAGCTGTTTTAACCACAAGCTGAATTGTTTCCCAAGCATATCTGACCACTGCAACAATTATTGGCCATATCATCTCGAAAATCCCTTTTATGACCCCCATTACAGCTTCAATAACTGCTTTGGTGTTATTCATAAACATATTTACAATAGCCATTATCTGTTGTCCGTTTTCATCCCAAAAGGCTTTTATTCTTCCTAGGACTTCACCAAAGAAAGTTGATACCTCGGTCATGATGGTTGTTACAAGGTTTTTTATATAATCCAAAGCAATAAAAAAGGCTTCCTTAATCGCTGTCCAAATTTCTTGAACTTTGTTCCGGAAGTCTTCATTGTTTTGATATAGAGCAACAAAAGCAGTTACCAAGAGACCAATAATAGCTATAACCGCTGTAATTACAATTACAATCCCAGTAAATGGAGCCATTAACGCTGCAATCCCTACTTCAGCAACTGCGGCTGCACTGGCTAAGGTCGCAAATATTGGAGCTAAAGCAAATATCAACCCCAATAGTATTCCGATGGCTACGCTTATTGCAGTTATGGTTGCCGCAAGTGCAGGGTTATTGCTAACCCATTCAGCGAATTTACTAATTATTTCTGCTATCAAAGTTAATAAAGGTTGAAGTGCTGTTTTTAAATCCGCAAATGCTTTCTGAAGTTTAACAGCTGGATCAGCATTTAATGTTGCAGTGGAATTATTCAGTTCTTTGATATTATCACCTAAATTGGCCACTTGAGAGTCCGCATTAAGTAAGGTATCAATTATGTTTTGTCCTTGATCTTCGAAAATCGTCCCAAAAACCAACGTCCCTAAATCATTTTTTGCAGTGCCTTCCATTTCATTTAAGGTTTCTGCAATTTCTCGCATAGCTTTTGAACCTTTTTTTCCACCTTCGGCAATTGCTAAAGCCCACTCGTCAAATTTATCAATTCCTCCTTCTACCGAAGAAGCAATTGCTCTCTGATCCTTTGACATAGCTGATGAAAATTCAGCCATCTGAATACGACCTTCTTTAAGTCCATCTAAAAGATTGTCTATGTTCCATGTACCAGTATTAACACCAGCAGCAAAAATTCCTTGAATTTCAGTTGCATCATATCCAGCTCTCTGAAGTTGCTGACCATACTCAGCTATAATATCTATTTGTTCAGGTGGAAAACCCATTTTTAATAATGAACTAGTTAAGGCAACAGCTTGTATGTCGGAGATTTTCAATTCAGAAGCAATTTCATTTACTTCTTGAATTAGTTCCGTAAAACCAATTACTTCATAAGTTTTTGCAATAGTTGTTGCCCCTTGAATTACTGCTAAGTTTGCTTCATCTGTCGCATCCTTATTTAAAGCCCACTGCCTTCTTACACCTGCGACCGCAGCCTCTTCATCCTCTATAACAGCATTAACATCTAATATTGCATTTCTTATTGTTTGAATTGATTCTTCAGGTATATCAAATGCCAACTCTATTTTTGTATCAAGGCTTGAGCTTTCTAATGCACTTTCAATAGCACCTGATATTCCTCCGCCAGCTATCATTGCTCCAGCGATATTTTCAAGATCATAATCTAAATCCTCAATTGAGTTCTCAGCTTGTCTAGCTTCGCTCTCTAATTGCTGAAGTTCATTCCTAACATTTTGAATAGAATTTCCGTTATCCACAGTGCGAAGGGAGTTGCTAAGCCGCTCAATATCTACATTAGCACCTAACGCTTCTCTGCCAATTCTTTGGATTGCGTTTTCTAAGTCTCTGCTAGTGGCTGTGCCATTTTGAATTGCTCTGACTAACCTTTGCCCTAATACGTCGGAATAATCCTCTACAGACGTGCCAGTGGCTTCAAACAGTGTGGATAATCTACGAGTACCTTCTCCAACTTTTTCTTGTTCTTTTTGCAAACCATCTAAAGAATCCTCAAATCTTTGAAGGGTACGCTCTGTATCTTGTAATTCCCTTTGAAAAGCACGATACTGCTCTTCTTTAATATCCCCACGTTCAAATTGTTGTTGCACTTGGGCTTCTGCTTGTTTAAGTTGGTCTAACTTTTTCCGAGTGTTTTCCACAGACTCTGTTAGAAGTTGTTGACGTTGAGCCAATAACTCAACGTTATTGGGGTCAAATTTGAGAAGTTTTTCTACATCTTTTAATTCACTTTGGAGTTGCTTCGATTTCTTATTAACATCAGATAAGGCACCTTCAAGGCTGGTGGTATCTGCTCCAAGTTCTATCGTAATTCCTTTTATACGACCTGCCATGTTCTCACCTCACTTAAAAGCTGTCATAGTCAGCCTGTGTAGCTTTTCTAGTGGTTACCTTTTTCTTCTTCGGATTGCTCAGTTCAATGTACTCATCTATATAATCAAGACACATTCCAATGGTCATATCTTCAAGATCTAATCGTGTTAACTTGCATTTATAGCAAAGAGCCAGGAATGTTTCAGTGGAAAAACCTTCACTGTCACCTTCACCTGACTCTTGGCCTTGCTCATCTATTTTTTTTTTGATTGTATGTTAGCCATAATCATTTCCTGCAGTTCTGAAATGAAATCGAATATAGGGAATTGATCAAATGACTCTAGCCAGGTCTCTGGGTCTGGAAGACTGGAATTTGCAGTTTTAGCAAACGTCCACGCGATATTATAAAATACTTCAAAATCCAAAGTACTTAATACATCATCATCCATTTCATCAATATTTTTTAATTTACCTAGTTTATTAAGTTTTAAGATTTCCGCAAAGAAGTCCTTGCGAAACTGCATTTTATATTTTAAAGGCGTTGCTCCGTTACTTTTGAAGTGAACTTCTTTACCGTCAATCATTACTGTCTTTTCCATCTAACACACCTCACACTTCTGGAATAGCTGCTTGACCTTTTACATAGACCGTTTCATACCAAGTGTTATAAATTTCATCTGTCGTTTTATCCGTAGACTTTGTTTTCACTACAGGTCGACCGTTAATTTGCAGTGGACTTGCGATGAATGTTAATTCATTAGCATTTGGTTCTACAGAGTCCGTCTTAGTTGTTGAATTTACAGTTGGTCTGTTAGCTGTACAGTTATACATAATGTGACGTGTAGCTTTTACATCTCCATCAAATTCAAACAACAAAGCATACGGTTTTGGCTTTGCATCAGCATACTCTGTTAGAACTCCGTCAGTTTCCTCAATTTCTTCTCCAAGGCAGTCAACAGCAAATTGTTGCGGGATGTTAGCTATGCTAAGTGTTCCTTCATAACCTTGGTTATTAGGTGCAGAGTAATAGATCATATCATCAGCATAAAATTCAACCATGTCACCTCTTGGCTCATTAGTTAACTCAACAGCACCAGGAATGGCAACAGGCTTATCAAAAACAAGAGCCCCGTTTGTAATTGCATATGTCGCATAATGGACATTCTTTAAACCAAAAGTAACTTTATTTTCTGGCATATTATCTCATCTCCACTTCAAATGTATTTAGAAATAATTCCTCAGAATTTATATAAACTTCAGGAAGCATTTCATAATTAATTCCGTTTTCCTGCAAAGCATTTTTTAATTTCTTCTCAGCAATTAGATCTTTCTTTTCCGTATATAATTCAATATCAACTGGTACCACTTCTTGATATATCTTGTTATCCGCGAAAAAGTTCTCTGTACCTTGTGTTCGGTAACAAATATAAGGAATACTTGGAGGACTATCATTAAAATGTGAATAAGCCACTGGATAACCAATGGCATCGAGTATTTGCTTTAGTTCAATGAGTGTCATGATTGAATATCACTTTCCACACGACTAATAAACTCAGCAACTACTCTTTCTTCCACAGGAGCAATGTGGACTTGTGGAGAAGTCCTGCCCCCATCCCTATTCGCATGCCCCTTTTCGAGTAAATGCGTTAATTGATAGTTTGTTTTATTGTGGATAATTACCTTATCCTTTTCTTTTTTTAAACGCCAACCCTTACGATAATCTCCAGTATCCTTCGGACTGCTGCTTTTCAATTCTTTTACTGCTTCTTTTCCAAGTTCCTCTTGAGAAACCTGAATCTTTTCTTGAACATCGTTTGTATATATGTTTAGTTGTCTCATAATTTCGTTTTGTAGCTGATTAATACTAACCACCGGCCCTCACCTCACAATATAGTTCAGTGAAACCATCCCCACGCCTAAAGTCACGATAAATATTGTACTTAGCACTGTTAATTGTTAATACTCCATCTTCCTCATATCGCAATGATTTTTCACCATCGTACTCATCAGAATCAACAAGTATTGTCATTTGTGGCTTGAGATCCAATTGACCAGCTGCTAAAAACTCAGCTCTGTTCACGCTCAATTTAGAACAGAATATTTGCCTTGGTAACTCTGTTAAAATATCTTGTCCAAGTTCATCTTGAGTTTTTGTTGTGCTGATAAGGAGGCAAACATCTTCTAGTGAAATGGTGTTACTGTTCCCCAAGCTTGATTTCAGTGATGGCATTTACAGTCCCTGCCTTTTTAATGAGTCTGTTATTAATCCTAAATTGAATGTTGCGTGATAAAGGAACGTTTTCTTGTCTGTGCCGATAATTCCAAGCTACATAATCAACAAGTAACATCTGATCATCAGCATTGCTTAGATTTAACTCAGCACCCATTGTTTTAATTTCGTTTAAGCCGCTCGTTATTACATTAGAAAAATAGGTATCTCTCAAATTATGAGTGATGCCTAAATCCAACTTTAGCAAACTAAGTAATAATGTTTTTGTTTCTTCATTCATTTACTCCACCTCTTGGAGCAATTCCTCGATGTGTTCAATTACACCTTTACGATCTTTCGATTCTTTTTCTAGTTTTAAAAGAACCTCTAGCTTATCTTTTCCTAACTCTGCAGTAACAGATTTCTTGATTTTCTCAACAGATTCATCCAAAAGGGAATTATCCCCCTCGGATGATTTCTCATCCTGTTTTTCTGTAAACAAATAGCCGTTTTCCTGCAAGTACTGAGCACGCTCAACATCTTCTGTTTTATAAACAGAATCGACAGGGAAAATGGCTTTTGTAAATTTATCTCTAAATTGTTTAATTACTTTAAATTCCAAGTGAATTCACTCCTTTATACTGTTGGTGTAGTTGCATTGGTATAAGTGATGTAATAACCTGCAGCATCATCAACCTTTTTAACATCAAAACGAACATAACCGGCAAGTAATTGACCATAAATTTCATTATCCACCCATTTAACAGAAGCCTGTTTACGATTGAATAATGTACAGAACTCTTTAGCATCACCAACGAACCCTACAAGATCACCTTCTGCTTCACCGATAATGTCATCATCCAAAACAACAACTTCTCTTCCTTTGATTCGTTTACCAGAAGCTACAGTAATATCGTCTTGTAATAAATAACGGCCATTAGCATCTTTCAACGTATCAATCTCATTGAATAAAGAAGCAGACAAGTAGAATTTAACTGTATACACTTGTTTAAAACCAGTGTTAAACAGTTTAACAATACCATCTAATCCAGTAACTGCTTTTGCTGTAGCAGTTTTAAAGATAGCAGCAATTTGCTCATTCTTCGTATTTAAATCTTGATCACGAATATCTTCGGCAATTAATCCAGGGATATCATAATCAGCATCATCAATTGCTTCTTGAGAAACAGGAATGTATCCGCGGTAAGTTTCAATATCATAATTTACTTCTGTGAAAGTCGGATGCGCCAATTCTGGATTTTTAGCAAGTTCTGCAACTGAATTCATTTTGCCATTTGATTTGTGGATGACAGGATATTTTCCAGAACCACGATTTACAGGAACAGTGCGAATATACTGAGTTAGATCAACAACATCTACAAGTTCCTTTTTAGCTGGCAATAATTCTTCTGGAATCAATGCTCCGCCTTCCACAGATGTGAATCCTGCACGCTCTTTCAATGCACCTTTAGAACGTACATATTCCCCAATTGCTTCTCTTGTTTCTACATTTGCTGGCATGTTTCTTTTCCCCCCTGCATTTGGCTTCTTACGGTTAGAAGCTTCTAATTGTTTTTCTAATTCTTCAATTTCTTCTTCCAAAGTTGATTTCTCTTCTTCTGCTGCTTCGATAGCATCATCATTTTCTTTTACACTGCCTTCAATTGCTGTTAAGTCTTCTTCTGACTCAACACCATCAATGGAAGCAGATAGCTCGTCACGCTTGGCCAGCAAGTCTGTGATTTTATCCTCAACCGTTTTTAATGAACTTCTTTTTAGATTTAACTTTGCTCCGATTAATACTGGATTAGCCACGTTTCATCTTCTCCTTTAATTGAGCTTTTCGTTGCTCAAGTTTTTGTTTTTTAATTCCTTCTATATCTTTCCTTCTCGCAGATAACTCTGTTTGACTGTAGGCTGGAAAAGCAGTGGTGGTGACTTCTAAAAGTTCTGCTTTTGTAACACGATATTTTATAGTGCCATCTTCCCGTTTAACTGGTTCCTCATTTATAGGATAAAAACCAAAACTACATCCTCTTACTTTTCCTGTCTGGATTTTACGATAAGCCGATTTGGCAATTGGATCTTCTAAATCGATTTTCGCTCTACCCCATAGTCCATAGGAATCTGATTTTAATTCAAGTGTATTACTTGCTACACTTGCCAAAACCGCACTAGAATTATGATTATCTAAACAAATAATATCTTTATCCCTTAGGCTTTCCGTTAGAGCCTCAGGTGCAATTTCTTCAAATGTTCCTGGCCATAATTCAGTTTCTTGATTATAGACAACAAAATAACCTTCAATGAATGCTTCACCTTCTGTTTCATCACTTCGAGTTTTTAACTCTGTCGTAAAATGCATGTGACGTTTCGTCATTTATTCATCACCACCTTTCAATTTGCTTTGCTGTCCAATAGCACCAGCAGGAATGTAGTTTTCTAATATGATTAACTCATTCATTTCGCTGTCAGGATCTAAACCAATCCAATCACGTATTTCATTCCTTCTCATTGCGTTACGGTCTACAAGTTGCACACCTGCAGTAACCATTTCTGTTAAGTCATAAGAATATAAACTTCGTGGGTTTAATCGGAAGTACCAGTCAGGAGAAAATAATAAATCCCTGGTCAAAGTCTGCGAAATGACTTGGCCCATTCCATATATTCGCGTGTTGATAAAGTTGTTGTATTCTTCTTTATTGAAGCTCCCGACTCCAAGAAAAAAAGCCGGCACTCCGATGAGTCCAGCTACCGTTTTCTTATCTAGTTCCACGCCCTCCACAATTGCTATATCCTTAAGAGATAATGGTTTGACTTGCTCCACTTTGATTAAATCGGCAGGAATAATCCAAGGCTTTCCTCCCTCTGTTTCATCAAAGTACTTGTTCATGATATTGTCGCGACCTTCTTTACTGGCCAACTCTTCTGTCATGGCATCCACAGAAATGATGAGGGAAGGCATATATTTCCCACTCATGAAATTATTCTTTGTGGCTGTTGCCTGGTTAAGATTTTTTACAATCTCTTGCAAAGCTACACGATAACCAGTGCCTTTATACGGATAGTTTGGGTTAGGGTTTATTGCAAAATGAATTACTTCATCTGGCGAATAACCCTTGCCATTATAATTAATCAGATATCCTTCATTCGTATCTTCAAAAGACACAGCTTGCATTTGAAATGGTGTTAAATCACTGATTAAGGTTGTGGACGGATCTACACCAATATGGACAACAGAATTACCATCCCCAAATAATAATAGGTCTCGGACTATTTTATAAATCCAACCTTTACGAGTCATGTTTTTATAAGGTTCAATATCAATTTTCCGTGATAACTGATTACGTACCCTTTTATCACCTTCGGTCGTATTCTCCATTAAGTGAATAGTCATATTAGACACAAGGTCTGCGATTTTATCAACCGCAATTAAAACATCAGGGTTATCAGAAAGCTTTGTATAACCTACTGTATCTACATTCCCAAATCCTAACGTGATTGAATTTGCTAATAACTCATCCAATGAACTTCGTTTTTTCTTCTTTCGATTCCAAAAAGCCAATTTTACACCTCCTTTCTAGCTATTGAGCCAATTAGAAGCATCCGAAGCCTTTGTCATATCCTCTAACATTTGAATAGAGCCAAAGACAGCAGCATCAAAGATATCAATACGTTGATTAGGCATTACCTTTTCGTACTGAATCATATCGTCCGTTTTTTCAATAGCTGCTACGTTTTGAACACAATACTCAAAAGCTTGTGAATGAAGATAATAAAACTTTCCATCCTTTGCCTTTTTCTCAATCCTTCTGAAGCCTTCTGACTTTTTATAAAAGTATTGAGGTTGGTCAACCATTTTAAAGCCTTTCTTCTTCATTTCTAAAAAAAACTCCCTAGAAAACTTACGGTCAAATCCTACCTTCTTAATTTTAAAGCCCTTCTTTTTCATATCTATAAACCAGTTAACAATATCACTGTGGTTAACTGTCGGGGTATTACACATATCTAACCATCCATCATCTTTCCAACCAAACAACGGGATATTGTCTTCTTCTGCTTTTTGAGTCGCTGCAATTATCGGGAACCAAGCATGAGTAATTGTAATGTCTATGTCCTTGTATCGCCCATACAATGCAGCAGCAGTTAAGTCGTGCATTTTTGATAAGTCAGCTCCACCATACCAATCAATATTCAACTTAAGTAAATCCTTAATAGTCCATTCATAATTGCGGTCTGATACTTTAAATTCATCAACATTGAAGTATGCTCTTAGTGCAGAAGTAAAGATATTTAAGGATTTAGCTAAGAAATCTTTTCTTTGTTGCGGATCATTCTGAGCTTGTAAAGCATCATTCATAATATCGTTCGGTCTAATTGAAACTCCATAAGCTGGGTTAGCTTTTTCATGTTCTAAAGGATTGGTGTAATCCACATTTCCTTTTTCATCCTCATCAGCTTTAGCAATAAAAACATAATAAGCCTCGTCTTTAATAGTTCCATCTAAGATTTTCTTACAATACTGTAACCGCTGATAACAAAAGCTTGTCATATCATCACCAGCTGTCGTTATACCAATCATTAATTTATTTGTATAAGCCTTCATAGCTTCTTTAATGATGTTATATTGCTTCGGTGTTTTATAAGCATGCAATTCATCAGCAATAGCAATATTACAGTTTAGTGAATCCTGTTTATCAGGGTTAGCAGCAAGAGCTTGAATATACAACGAACCATCTTCAAAGTTGCCCGCGATGGAGTGTTCCTGGTTGTTGTCGATGACGCGGAAGTTGTCTTTCTCTCCCATTTGTCCAAGATTAAAGTTGATAAAGTTAAAACTTTCAAGCGATTGTTTTAGAGCAGCTGCAACAATATACACCTTTGAACCGCTTCGCCTATTTAATAAACCCAATGCCCAAGCTAAACCAGCAGCAAAGGAAGTCTTAATATTTTTCCGCGGTAAGTAAATAAACGCTTCTTTGAATCGTCTTTCCTTGGTTCCTCTATGATAAAAACCTAATAAGTTGTAAACTTGATATTTATGAAATGGATCAAATAAAAAAGGCATGCCTATTAAAGGAGTTCCATCTAACATTTCCCCTTGGGCATGCACAAATGTTTTTTCTAT